AAAACTAAATGGTGCTTCTGTACCATCTTTACATATATTACATAATGAATTTAATTTAACACATCTATCAGCCATTGGAATTAAATCTAAGATATGACCTATTGGTTTTCTTTGAAAATCTCCATCTAAACCACCAACTATGATATTAACTGAATAATTGTTAACCCATCTTGTTATAGTATTTACTAAATCAGGAAAAAACTGTCCTTCATCTACAATAACTGTAACATAATTTAAAATATCCTCATCACATATTTCATCTAATCTTAATAATACTTTACAATCAACAGATTCATAATTATGTGAAGTAATTTTATCTTGATTATATCTTATATCTATTTGAGGTTTAGTTACAAGAACTTTTTTATCGATTTTTTGCAAAAGTCTAATTCGTCTAATTAATTCAGTTGATTTTCCTGAAAACATTGGACCAATTATCAATTCTAATTTACCAGACATTATATAATTATATATAATTGTATTTATTTTATATATCAATTTTTAATTTTGGTTTAACAAAATGATTTATAAATATTAATATAATGACTCAAGAATCCAAGAAATTTCCTGTAATTTTATCATTTGATGTAGGTGTTATACATCTTTCCTATTGTTTATTAACTAAAAAAGAATTTACCAAACCAGACGGCACAAATAAAATAGATTGGTATGTAATTGATTGGAATAACATTGATTTAACTAATCGAGATGAACAAAAATGTCATTGTGGTGCTAAAGCAAAATTATCAAATATAGTAAATGGTGAAATAAAATATTATTGTAAAACTCATGGTAAAAAAGTAGATGTAACTATTCAACCATTTGAAGAATGTTTTAAAGAAATTCCTAAAAATAAAGAAAAAGTATTATGTGGTCATGAAACTAAAAATAAAACATGTGGTAAAACTGCTAGTTGTTATAAAACAGATACTGAATGTTATTATTGTAAAACACATGCTAAACAAATTCATACTAGTAAAACTAAAGGATCTCAATTAAAAAACTTTAAATTAAAAAGTTCAACTACATTGAATTTTGATGATGTTAAATATGGTTTAATGATGGAATTAGAAAAAAGATCAAATTTACTTTCAGCTGATTATGTTGTTATTGAAAATCAACCATCATTTAAAAATCCCAGAATGAAATCAATAGCTTCTACACTTTATGATTATTATTTAATTAGGGGTATCTTAGATAAATCAATTACTAAATCTAATATAACTCAAGTCAAATTTATGTCACCTTCTAATAAACTTAAATTAGCTGATGAAGGTGACACTAAGCAATTAATTAAAGCCAAAAGTACAGATGATACAAAAGCTTATAAATTAACTAAAAGTTTGGGAATAAAATATTGTTTAGATTTAACAAATCATTTACCAGATTGGCAAAAACATTTTAATTCACATAAAAAGAAAGATGATTTAGCAGATAGTTTCTTACAAGGTGCATATTTTTATACCAATAATGTTAGTGATGAAATTATAAAACCAAAAACTCGTAAAACAGAACCTGAAAAATTACAAGTTTCTATTGAAAGTTCTATTGATTTAACTAAAGAAACCAAAACTAAAAAACTTACTAAAAAATCCCAACCAAAAGAATTTGATGTTTGAAATTTTATTATATTCCAAATTTTTTTAAATATCCAGGTTTTAAATCCGTCTCTCTCTCTCGCTAGTTTTATATGTGTAAAAAATGTGTAAAAAATGTGTAAAAAATGTGTAAAAAATGTGTAAAAAATGTGTAAAAAATGTGTAAAAAAATGTGGAAAAATAAAAATTAATTAAAGAATAAAATCTATATTTATTTATATGGATGAAATTGATCTCAAAGAATTTCATTGTGAAATATGTGATAAATATTATTCTTCAATTCAAAGTCTAAGTAATCATAGACGTATTAAACATAATATCCATAATGTTACCAAAAATGTTACCAAAAAATCTAGTAAAGAAAAAATTGTTACCAAAAATGTTACCAAAAGTTACCATTCAGATGAAAATATATTAGAATGTAAATATTGTTTTAAAATATTAGCTAATAGACATTCAAAATGGAGACATGAACAAAAATGTAATTTATCTAATAAAAATATTAAATTGGATAAAGATGAAGAAATACTAGAATTAAAAAAAGAAAATGCAGAAATTAAAAGTATGCTTATGGAATTATTAAAAAAATCTAAGGTTCATCCTAAAACTTTAGAGAAAATTAATAAAAATCTTATTAAAAACATAAACGGTGATTCAAATAATGTTAATTTAGGAACTGTTAATAACATAAATATAATTAAATTTGGGAATGAAAATATCAATCAAATATTAAACCAAAAAGAAAAATTAAAAATACTAGAAGCTAGATTTCTATCTTTAGAAGAATCAATTAAGAGAATCCATTTTAATGATGCTAGACCCGAATATCAAAATATTTTAATAACTAATTTACGCGATGATTTGGCATATATATTTGATGGCAATAAATTTGTTACTACTAAAAAGAATACAGCTATTACAGAGTTAATAGATAATCACATATATAGCATTGAAATTTCACTTGATGAATATAAAGAAAAACTTAATCCAAAAATTGTTCAAAAAATAGAAGAACTAATAGATAAAATAAATGATGATTATACTGAAATGGTTGTAGAAAATAACAATAATAAAAAGTTTCAAAACTATAAACTTTATAAAATTGATCAAGTTAAAAATTTAATATATGATGAATCAAAAAATATTAAAGATAATAAAAAAATTACACAAATACAAACTAATATTTTAACTAATGAAATAGATGTATAAAAATATCATGATATTAAAGCTAATGATTATTCAACCAAACTTTTATCAAAATATTTTAAATCGACTTTTTTACGATGATAGCCTGTTAATTTTACCATAAGTCGTTTTTTATCAAATTTTCTCTTAAATAGATATTTCATATTTGGAGTATTATTTAGATAATACCATGCAGTATCATTACTAACATATATTTTTGCTTTATTAAATAATGATTTATTCTTCTCATATATATTCTTTAGTGCTAAATGACAAATGAGATAGTTTATTTTAATTAAATTTCCAATAGATTTTTTGTTGTAATCACTTGATTTATTTATATATTCTTTTTGATTTGGTAAAGCCTTTAATACTTCTTCCGTCCACATTTTTATTACTTTATTATTGGGAGGTGCTGAAAAGAACCAATTTTCAAGAACTGGATTTTTTAGGTTAGATTGTGGAGTTATAAAAAATGTTAGGTTATCTTTAGAAATAAATTTATCCAAACTCTCTAAAAGAATTGTAGATGAATCTATCCAAACACCTCCATATTTTTCTATTAAAAGCAATCGGATTATGTCAGCTTGACGATAGGGTGGTAAAGTTTTCCAATATTTAGGTAATGATATAAGTTGTTCAATATTTTTTTGATTTGTAAAATTAATTTTATAATTTGGTGATGTTTTTTTCCATGATTTTATTGATAGTTTAACAATTTCAGGTACTTCTTCAGTATCCCAATAGGACCATATTATTTTTGGAACTTGATCATTACAATGTTTTATATTTCTTTTGTTAAAATATTTTAGAATAATAAATAAAAATATGATAATTATAATGAATTTAAACATATATATATTAGAGATATAATTTTTTATTAAAAAAAATTGTCTTACGATATAATTTTTATTAAAAAAAATTGTCTTACGATATAATTTTTTATTAAAAAAAATTGAATATTTTAATACTAAATTATAAATATCATCATTTAATGTCAGCTCAAGCAGAATTATTGAATACTAATACTCAGTACTATTCAGTTACTGAACCTTCAGAAGGTGAACTTGTTCTTGTCAAATTTACTGAACAAGGAGATGGTTTCTTTGTTGGACAATTACAAGAATACAATTGTAGAGCAATGATGAATAATAGCGATGTTACCAAAAAACGCCGTCCAAATTTAAATAAGTTAGTACCTCTGGACAAAATGATGGTTGCACGTGTTGAAAGTGTCGATGTAGATGCACGAATTTGTCAGTTGTCTCTTGCTTACTTGGATGAAGGTGTTAAAGATTCAGATTCAGGTAATCTTCAAGAAAAACTTTTGGCTTCATTTCAGGAGAATAAACAAATGGAAAGTTTTATGAAATCCATGAGCATTCTTCATAAATACGATTATCATGAAATTTGGACTAAATTTGTTCATCCAATTGATCATCATCGTCGTGAGTACAATCAAGAAGAAAATGAAGACGATGACGTTAGTATTTGGAAATATTTTAATGACAACATTGATGATCTTGGTAAATGGGTACAAGAGTCTGGGCTTGATGAAACTTTTGGTAAAAGAGTTCTTGAATTACACAAGAAAAAAACATTCAAAAAAGATCAACCACTTTTAACCAGATTTGGAATCATTAGTTTTGGTGGTGTTGAAGCTACGAAACAATTACTCACGCGTGCATTTGCTGATATTGATTACAAATTTTCATGCGAATATGAATCAACTCCATATTATATGTTTAGAAGTACAACGAATGATTCATCAAAGGAGGATCATCAAAAGATTATCACTTTTCTTCAAACCGAAGGACAAAGACAAGAGCCAAAAATATTTGTGGAAGTGAAATTTGTTGGTGAAAATACAATACCAAAATAATTATTTAATTTATAAATTATGTATAATGGATAGAATTACTATTACTAAAATTATTTTACTAATAGTATTGTTTATAGTTTTTTTAGAAAACTCATCATTTAATTATGAAATAGACAAAAATAATCCAAAATTATTAATTTTAAGATTTAGTAATAAAAAATTAATGAATGAAGAACTTGGTAAAATATCTTACAGATATGAAGGATTATCAAATTTAGAAGGACATAATTTTCCTGCTAGTTTTGTAAAAAAAACAGATCGTATTTATAATTTTATAAAAAAAAATAATATTGAATATGTTATTGGTATTTATGATTCTGAATCTTTTTTACATGAAAAATTACATGCTAAATATTATTTTAATAAAAAATATAAACAAAAAATTGATAAGGAATGGAATAATATGAAAGTTAGTAAAAAAAATAAAATTATTACTTTTCTTAAAAACCTAGGATATAGTGATAAAGTTTTAATAGATGAATATCAAGCATATAAATATAGTGAAAAAGATAATTTTTTTAATTTAGATTGATAACACTATTTTGATGGTTTTTTTTTAATTAATCCCATAGTTGTCTCTAAATTTAATTGAGATGATTGAATAGGTTTAGATCTCTTAATAACATAATCAGAATCAATTTCTGAGTAAATTTTATTTACTTTATCAATTGGAACTTCTTTTAATTTAGATAATTTATAAGATTCTTCAATTTGCATTTGTCTAGATATTAGTGGAGGATGTAAAACAAGATATTCTTTTGAATTAATTAATGAATTTTCTCTAAAATCTTCTATACTTAAATTACCACCATACTCTTCTAAACACATCCAATGAGGTGCTGGATTTATAAATTTATATGAGGAATAGGTTTGATAATATAATAAATTCATTAATGATTCTCTTTTTGATGATAATGAATCATTTAAATCTAAATTATATGATTTCATACAATTATAACTACAGAAATGACCAATACAATAAAATGTATCATTAAAATAATCTTCTGGTAATTCACATGGTGATGAACTAAAATTATTTCTACACCACCAACATTTAGTATTTTTATTAAATTTTAAACAATGAGTTGATATTTTATTAACATTATTATTTAATAAAAATTTATTGCTACTAATATTCATTGCTGATGATTTTAATGTTTCAGTAGAATCTGATTCTTCAGAAGTTTTAATTTTTTGTAAATTAAACTTATCACTAAGATTTTTAATGTCTTTTTCTGATTTTATAAATAAAGTATTATCTTGATTATTTATTTCATCTATAGTTATTGGTAAGTGAAATATAATTTTTTCATCTTCTGTATTAACATTTTCATCTGTTAATTTAACATCTAGTTTTGGTAAAATATTATTATAATTTTTGGGTTTGCGACCTCTTTTTTTTTTTAGTATAATTTCTGACATTATTCATATATATATTTTATCTTTAAATTTAAAAAAAAAAATATTTAAAGATTTCAAATAATATTTATTCTATATAATATATATACTAATGAAAATTACCAAATCCGACTTTAAAATAATTTTTAATAAAATTATTAATAATTCAAATGACAAAAATATACAAATATTACAAAAATTGTCTAATAATTCTAATTCAGGAGATTATCAAATTGATAATTTAGTAAATACTTATTCATCAGAATATATTTCAAAAATTATGAATAAAATATTAAAAAATAGTCAAATTGGTGGAGAAACTTCTGAAGAATCTAAAAAAAATACTTCCGTATTAGATTTAACTGAAACATCTATAGAACCTCCTAAATTTATCAATATAATTGATGTAATTGGTGGTGCTGATGATAAAGTTTCAACTCAAACTAATAATAGTTTTTATAATAAATTATCAACATTTTTAACAAGAGACAATACAAAATCAAAATCAAGTGCTACTTCATCTGAATTACCAACAATTCAATCCTCTGAAACTGGTGTATCATCACGTTCAACATATAAACCTTGGAAATTTAATCCATCTAATGTTAATAGTGCAACATCACCTTTAGAATCTATGCAATCAAGATCATTAAGTTCTACTTCATCTGAACGTTCACAATCTCAAGTTAATAGTGAAACATCACCTTTAGAGTCTATGCAAATTAGATCATTAAGTCCTACTTCATCTGAACCAATACAATCAAAATGGTCATTATTTAGATCTAGATCATCATCTCCAGTTAATAGTGAAACATCACCTTTAGAGTCTATGCAAATTAGATCATTAAGTCCTACTTCATCTGAACCACGACAATCTCAAGTTAACAGTGAAACATCACCTTTAGAATCTATGCAATCAAGAACATTAAGTCCTACTTCATCTGAACCACAATCAAAATGGTCATTATTAAGATCTAAATTAAGAAAATCTCCAGTTAGAATGCAATCAAGACCTTTTAGTTCTACTTCATCTGAATCCAATTATTTTATACAATCAGATAATGTAAATCCATCATTAACATATATAGATAAATTATTAAAAGAAAAAGATGAAGAGATACAACGATTAAAAAATATGTTAGCTCAAAAATAAAAATAGAAAGGCATTAATTAAATTAATTTAAAAAAATATTAATTTAAAAAATAGAAATATTAGATTTTTTTTGTTTTCTCACAGGTTTCTTTTTATTAGATTCGCTTACCGTTGATTCTTCTATAATTCTATCATTGTTTGATGATTCATCTTGTGTATCTGTATTATTTGATCTCACATTAGAAGGTTTAATATTATGCAATCTATCTAAAATACTTTTAACTTGTTCAGGTGCTCGTATATCCGGAACATTAGGTCTTAATTGATTACTTGGAATTTGTTTAGGCAATCCAGACATTTTAGAATTAGAAGGTTGAGGTTCATTTAATGAAATATTACCAAATCCTGCACCATAAGATGTTGGTTCTGATTTTTTAGATAATAATTCATTTTGTTTTTTAATTTGAGATTGTAATTGTTCAATGTATGATTGTTGTTGAATTTTTTGTTTATTTTCTGCATCTTTTTTACGTAATTCTTCTCTTTGTTTTTCAATATTTAATTCTTGTGGAGTCATAAATTGTGAACTTTCGTTTTTACCAGGATTTATAATTTTACTTAATAATGCAGGATTTGAAGACAACATAGAATCTAATCCTGGTAATTTATTTGCTTGGGATTTAGTAAAATGAAAAGCTGATCCAGAAGCTATAATTAAAAAGACTAGTTTAACTTCTGGTGCCATTTTCTTTCCCGAACCTTTATACTTTTCATAAATTTCTTCTAAAACATCTTCCCACGAATCTACTTCAACAGACATATGTTCTCCCCATCCAGATAATTGAAAATCAAATGGATCATATTTATCATTTAAAAATTCTATTACTGATACAGCTTGTAATAATCCATTTTTAAATACTTTAACCCCATTTCTTTTATCAGCAAAGCTTTTTAATAATTCATATTCATATTCCATTTCTTCTAATGATGAATTAAAATCATATTCTTTTGATAATTGATAACCTTTTGATTTAATCTCGCACAACTTTCTTAATAGTTCTATTTTTTTCATTCTAATTTCTTGCTGAGTTAAAGGTTTTGGTTTATCATCAACTACAACATTGTTATTTACTAGCGGAGGTTGAATATTAGGTACTGGATTTATTGAAGGTTTAAAAGTAGTAGGTGGAATAATACTTGGGATAACATTAATCGGTTCATACTTAACCTTTGATTCAGATGTTTTTCTAGATGATGATGATGATGATTTGGTACTATCTTGATTTGAATTTGAGGATCTATTAGATTTTTTACTAGATTCTGATTCTGTTGTTTTTAACATATTATCTAATTCTGATGTTTCAGTTGCTGATTTAGCTTTTACAGTAATTTTACTAGGATTAGCAATCATTCCAAAGTAATAATCTGTATCTGTTGTTTGTTGTTTTTTTTCATTAGTTTTGTCTTCAAGTAAATTATCTCCTCTAGAATTTTGATATTTTACTTTAATTTCTGATGATGAAGTTTCTGAATCTGACATTATATAATTATATATATTCTTTCCTTTAACTTAACGCAATCTTTTTAATTTATAGTTAAATAACTTAACTATAAAATAAAATTTTTATTATAAATTAATAAAAGTTTTTTGAAATATTGAAGTTTGTATATAATTACTACTGTTTTTTACACAACTGATGTTAATACCATCTTTAATTATATTATTTATTTTTACACCTTTGAAGATTTTAAATAAAACAAATAAATGTCAAATAATAAAAGTTTAAGATTTGTCCAATGATTTTAATTTTTAAACCATCTACATAAAGATTTTATATTCATCATCTAAACTTAATAACAATTTCTCCGGCACCTCCTCCTCATATACGCACTCCTGCGTCCCATACCTTCAATAGTAGAATCTTTACTACCATCTTCCATACCTTCTTCTACACTGTCTTACATACCTTCTTCAACGCTGTCTTCCATACCTTCTTCAACGCTGTCTTCCATACCTTCTTCAACGCTGTCTTCCATGCCTTCTTCAACGCTGTCTTCCATACCTTCTTCAACGCTGTCTTCCATGCCTTCTTCAACGCTGTCTTCCATACCTTCTTCAACGCTGTCTTCCATGCCTTCTTCAACACTGTCTTCCATTCCTTCTTCAACGCTGTCTTCCATGCCTTCTTCAACACTGTCTTCCATTCCTTCTTCAACACTGTCTTCCATTCCTTCTTCAACACTGTCTTCCATTCCTTCTTCAACACTGTCTTCCATTCCTTCTTCAACACTGTCTTCTAAACTTTCAAATGCTTCTTTAGCATCTCTAACATAGACATAATCAAGAGTAAGAACAAAAGCTACAGCGATCATAATAGCCATTTTGGGATCTTTATTGCCTCTTACTACAACTAAAAATAAAATTAAAATTCTAAACAGGGTATTTTTAAATAAATCTTTAACAAAAGTAGGTAAATTTGGACCTAATAAAGCAGCATACAAACCTAAACCAATAGTTATAGCTGTAGAAACATATTTGTTATTAACAACTTCCATACTATATATATAATAATTAGATTATTTTTTTAATAAATTTATATTATAATATTTTCAAAATCATTTTTATTCATGGTTAAAACTAATATTTGAATTTCATTTAATAAAATAACATCTGGTATTTCATTTATAAATACTGGTAAATTAGAATCATTTATTAAATTATTAAATTTTAGATAATTTGCTAATTTTTTATTTCTCTTAATTTCTCCATAAATTTTAATAACTTTTTGTTTTATCGATTCTAAAAGTTTTATATCTTTCTTAGCTTTCAACATTATTTTATGACATAATTCTTCAAATCTAATTATATCTATAGTATGACCAATTCTAAGTTGTTCTGGATTTACATTATCAATAGCTTTTTCTATTGTTAAAATTTTTTCTGTAAATTTTTCTGTATAAGACGAAAAACAGTATAAGACAATAAAAACTGTTAAAATTAATGCTATTTTTTTATTAGTTTTGTATAAAAAAAATAAACTAATTAATAAAAATATTTTAAATAAATTATTTGATTTTAATTCATGTATTTTATTAAAATTCATTATATTTTAATTTAGAAATTAATATCTAGCATTAGACAATAGAATATGAACTATTGTTCGATAGAAGATGCATGGGGTAAAGGCTGCAATTCTATGAGTAACCAAATTGATGAATATATTGATCATAAAAATCCTTCCCCAAAAAAAGAAAAAATAATTAATTTAGATTATACTAATGAAAAATCAGGAACTATCAACAAAGTTAAAAAAGTTGATAATTATGATAATAACCATCAAGAAATTAATTCATGTGATGATTTCATGCTTCACGTTAAAAGTTGTAGGAAGTGTTATAATAAAATGAGAAATCAATTTAAACCTCATATAATTGAAAAATTCCAATGTCTAATAGATGACAATAGAGATACTATTGTTATTATTTTAGCTGGAATATCAATATTATTATTTTTTAATTTAATTAATAATATAACAAAATAACAAATTTAAAAAAATAACTATTTTTTTTCTTTTGGAAACCATTTTATGTGAATTAAGTTTGGTTCATAAAATTCTGTATCAAAACCATTAGATTTTAATTTTTTTTCAATATATGATTGACATTCTACTATAGAATACATTGGCAATCCTACTAAAAATTCAGGTATTTGATACCAAGTATAATAATAATTACCTGAACTAGCTGTTATAATTTTTTTTTCAACATGAATAAAAATTTTTTCAAATGTATCTTTTTTCCTTTCATCTCTTTCTTTTTGGGAATTTATTAATTCATTAGCTTTAACCATTACTATAATCTAGAATTTTTTATTTAAAGATTCATACACTAAAATATTTAAATGAACGTTTACGACACTTTGTGTTTAAGTGGTGGAGGTATTAAAGGTTTTGCTTTTATTGGAGTATTAAATAACCTCATAAATAAATCAATTATAGATATTGATAAAATTAATAATTATGTTGGTACATCTATTGGATCTATGTTAAGCTATCTATTAAATTTGGGATATTCTATTCCTGATATACAAGAATTTATTTTAGATTTTAATTTTCAATCATTGCAATCAGATGTTGATATTGATAATTTATTAAAATTATTTGGAATAAATAATGGAATTAAAATTATGGTATTATTATCGAGTTTTTTAAAAGAAAAATATAATTTAGAAGATATTAATTTTTTTGATCTTTATAAATTAACTCATAAAAAATTAACTATCATAGGTACCAATTATTCTAAAGGTAAAGAGGTTGTCTTTAATTATGAAACTCATCCTGAAATGTCAGTAATAACAGCTGTTAGAATTAGTATATCAGTTCCATTCATTTTTGAACCAGTATTTTTTAATAATGAATATTATGTTGATGGTAGCTTTACTAATAATTTTCCAATTAATTATTGCAATCCTAAAACAACTTTAGGTATTTATATTAATCATAGTTCTTGTAATAATATGGATAATATTTATGAATTTTTTATAGGGTGTTTAAACATACTAGCTGACTCTATTTCTATAAAAGATTATATCAATAATAATTATAAAATAATACAAATTAATCCAAAAAATAAAGAATTTATAAATTTTGAATTATCTAAAGAAAAAAAAATGGCTTTAATTAACATGGGTGAAAGTTTTGTTTTAAAATTTATACAAGATCAAGAAGCTATTAAAATAGATACCGAATCATGTAATAAATCTGTTACTGAACCTGTTACTGAACCTGTTACTGAACCTGTTACTGAACCTGTTACTGAACCTGTTACTGAACCTGTTACTGAACCTGTTACTGAACCTGTTACTGAACCTGTTACTGAACCTGTTACTGAACCTGTTCCCAAAATAAATTAACTTTCATGCCTTGGTGAGTTTTTCAACTGTACAACCAGACCATATATTGACAATGATGTCAATACTGACAAAAGTAAGGTAGCGAATGCTTCACCTTCACTTCCTTTGAATGTTCTTACTATCACATATTCCAACATCCAAGAAATGAAAATCAGGTAACCAACTGTGGGAAGCAAAACAATTAGATTGTCAGCAAGCACATTGACACTATCGTCAAAGATGCACAAGCAAAGTGTAAACGCAAGAATAAGAAAGAAAAACCAAAACAAAATGCTGAACATTTTATTAGAAAGAAAATAAAGATACTTATCAATATTTTTTTTCAATTTTTTTATTACCATTCATTAAATTTTTTTGTTGAAAAATCAGTTGGTTTCATATTTTTAAATAAATCGGTATGATTTTGGTATTCTTTCATTCTATCTTCTACTGATAATACTGAGTTATTTTCGGTTTTTGGTAAAAGAGTAAATGCTCTGTCTAAACTAGAATATTTGCTACTTTGTACTGAATCTTCTAAATACAATTTATCAATATCATTTAAATTAGTATAATTTTCACCTATTACATAAGTTGATAATTCAGCTGGACACCCCTTGTATTCAACTATTTGATCACGAAATTTTCCTCCTTCTTCTTTATTAATATTAAATTTATTATTAAATTCATCAACAGATTTAAATTCTTCTTTCTCTATTTGGAATTCATTATATCCTCTTTTTTCTTTAATTTTATTAAATCTTTCCATAATTGATCCAATAGAATCATTGTCATCAAATCCATGCTTTTTATTTAATTCTTGTAATTTATTTTCAAATAGTGCTTTACTATCATCTTTTGATGGAAATAAATGTTCTACATCTTGAATTGATTTTTTAAATGAATTTTTTAATTCATGAAATGTTTCGGCAGATCCAAGTAAAAAATCATCGTATTTTCTACGAGAATCTTTATTTAACAAAATTTGGTTAGCTAAAATAATATGATAATATATGTCTTCCTCTAATTCTGAATTTTTATCTGGATGAAAGTTTTTAATTATTTTCATAAAACTTTTTTTTATTTTAATATCATCTGAATTAGATGGTATATTAAGAATTTCATACAAGTTATATTTTAAATTGTTAAAATCAATTTCTACTTTAGACATTAATATATATATTATAAATTTTGTTTAAATAGTTTATATTAAATAATTTCTTGGTATTTAATAATGGTAAAAATAAATGAAAAAATTGAAGCAAGTCTAATGTTTGCATCATATTTTGAAACACTTGGTTTTAAAAATGCTGAATGGGAATTTAATTATAAGATTGCTACTAAAACATTAAGTTCATATATTAATGTATTTGCATTTATGAACCATCAATATATGATATTAGGAGGTGCTCATCATATTGATATTACGAACTGGATTTCTTCGGATGATACCATAATGATTATAGCTACTTGTGAAGCCGTAATTAAGGATGGTGGAGAAGTGAATTATAAAGATGCTTATTTAAAATATTTTGACTTGTTATATGATTCAAAAAGAGTCAGTGGTATTAATACTATTGAAACCCTAAAATTACTAAAAAGAGGAATGACAATTGCAACATTACCAATAAAAACTGATATGGGTGGAAATGGTGCATCTATGAGAACAGGACCAATAGGTATATATTGGTTTAAAAATATAGAAAAAGTTATTGAAGAATCTATATGTGCATCAAGATTAACACATAATTATTACATTGGTTTTCTTGGTGGGATGGTTACTGCATTATTTACTGCTTTTGCAATGAATAATATACCAGCTTACAAATGGTGTGAAGAATTAATTAAACTATATAATAATAAAACAATTAAAAAATATTATCCTGTTGATCATAATTTAGAAGACTTGGATGAATTTATGGGTTATTGGAAAAGATATCAAGAAACTAGAGTTAATAAGTTAAAATATAAAAATAGTTTGGATAATTTTGTTTTTCCTGATCATAGAGCAGACTTTTTAATGGGTTTTTTTCCTAATCCTAAAATTAAAGCAATGGTTTTAAATGGTGAAAATTTTTTAAAGTTGGAATGGGATTGGAACAGATTAGGTGGTTCTGGATTAGATTCATGTATTTATGCATATGACTGTTTATTAACATCAATGATATCACCGGGATCAAAAACATTGGATATTGATAATATTCAATGTAATTGGGATATATTTATGACATTAGTTTCAATTCATCCAGGTGATTCAGATACTACAGCATCAATAGGAGGAACATGGTATGGTGCATTATATGGTTTTAGTGATTTTAATACAGAACGTTTTAAACAACTTGAATTTTATAAAGAAATTAAAAAATTATCAGGATTATTGTCTAAATGAAACTTCAAACTAAATCTTTATATTTTTGGAAAAACTTATGATTTCAATGAAACGAATGATAATAATGCTTCTACTGTTCTTTCACCATTATAAGGTTCGTATTTACCATTATTATCTAAAACTACATAAGGATAACCGGGAACATTAAATTTTTCACATATTTTTTCATTAGCTGGATCATCACATTTTATATTAATAGCTTCCACAAATTTATTTAGATTTGAGTCATTATTGACAGCTTTAGTAAATTTTTGCCATTCTGGTTGAAATCTTTGAGACCATCCACACCATTCTGTGTTAAAATTATAAATTTTTAGTTTAGAATTTGTAAATTTTTCTTTTTTTTTTTCTTCTTTAGATTTTGGTTTTTCATCCTTAGATTTTGGTTTTTTATTCTTATTTTTAGGAGCATAACAATAATAATAGACAGCAACACCAATAGCAACTAACCAAACCCATAAAGGTAAACAAAAACATTTTTTATTTAACATTATAATACCAAAGAAAAAAATTAATTTAGTAAAAAATGTTTAGAAAATATTTATAATAAATTTTTTTCTAAACTCTAATATATATAAATGTCAACAACAGTATCAAGTATAAATTATGATGACTGTATTGTATTATTTTCAAATAATCATACAGGTCCTCAGAGAGATTTTCGTTCTAAATTATTTATGAGTGAATTAAAACACCATGCTCAAAAACAGAAAGGTACACAATTAGGTTTTAGACCAACTGATTTAGATATTGATGTTACTAATATGGAAGCTGCAAAATCAATTTATTTTAAAGATAATTTAAAATATGGTTTAGGAGATAATGATCTTCATGTTGAATGGGTATTTTGGCTTGCTAGTGTTATGGTCCTAAGATCAGGTGCTACTAAGGCTCAATTAAATGCTGCTGCTGCAGGAACAGGTGATGCCATTTTGGCTTTGATTCAAAAACTTGCTAATGCTCAACCCGGTTCATTTGAAGAACTTGTGGCTTTATTTATCAGCACTAAATTGTTGTTAAGTTTAAGTAATGCAACTGGTCTTCCTCTAATAAATTCAAGATCACAGTGGGGAACAGCTACTGATTTCCAATTTAAAAATCTAATACAACCAGCAAATTCACTAATTGCAGATGCACAAGCTACTACTGCAGGTTTAAATAATTTACATGTTAGAGCACTCGCTGCGTATACAGGAATTATGGGGGGTGCTTATGATTTTGCAACTATTTTATTAACACAAACAGCTCTCGTGGCGGCTAATGGTGTTCAAATTAATCAATATATTACTTGGACCGCTACTACTAGTGCCTTATTCGCACCTAATGATCCCCGATATACCAATCAAAATGCCTTCACTAATATGGATAATTTTTGGAATGATTTGCAAGCTGATATAATTAATCCTGCTGTACAAGCTGCTGCACAAGCAATTTTTTTAAATATTCAAGACAAAATTAGAAATGATTGTATGAATGTCAGACAATTTTCATGGAAACAAGATGCATTTATGTTAAAACGTTTATTTAAATCTTTAAAAAATGTTACAGTTCCTGTTTCAAATTGGTTCAACAAACCTGTCAATGATCCTAACTCTGCTACTCTTTCTAATGAAAAATATTATCGTAAATCATTAGATGGTACACTTTGGGAAAGATTACCAAATGGAACTGAAAAATGTGTAGACACATCTGATGATAAAGTTTTGGCATCATTAAAAGAAGACGATAAATGTTTTGGTTTAGGTGTTGAAAAACAAGCCACAAACCACCACAATAATACTACTTTAACTTGCGCTGATTATTTTAAAGATTGTATCACAAATGGTAGTGTTGCTCAATGCAAAAACTTTTTATTAGAACCAACTTTCTGGAATGTAGCTGCTAAAGAAGTTGATACTATGATACCAGAATTAGCTTATCAAACATTAAAATCATTCGAATTTGAAACTTATGATGAATTTAGCAAACAAGCTAGAAGATCTTTTAAAATGGTTCAATCTTGGTCAGAATGGTTAGATGCATGTGTAAGTAAAAGTAGATTAAGTGCTCACGAAAAACAAACTATTTCTCAGAATGTAAAATTACAAGAATATCTAAATGCACTTGTTAAAAAAGTTAATGACAATCCTGCAATTCTTAATAAAGATTATTATGGTGATAAACCATCTGATCTATCCACAGTTTTTAAAGGAACATTATTAGCCAAAAGAGGATTAACTTATGAAGCAGTGCCTAAAAATTCATCTCTTTCATCAGTATTCCGTTTAGGAAATTTAATACAAGACTCTCAACGTAGAGCTGTAGTTAGCTTAGGACAAAATATACTTCCCAGTGTTAGATTAATATTAACTGGTGGTGCACCTTCTTTAATGCAACTAAAAGCTGATTTGATTCAACAACAATATAATGTCCTTAAAACTAGACTTAAACAACTTAATAAAGATATTGCTCCAAATGATGAAGCAAGAGTTAAATCACTTATTGATGAATTAAGAAAAAAAGAATTAAAATTAAACGAATTTATTGTATTTGCTGAAAGATATGCAGATTTAATACAAGTATTTGGTCAAACTGATAAAGAAACATCTCTTACTATTGATCATCTAGAAGAATTTACAAAAGCACGTGATAATTATTTTACTAAAGTTTCAAGAAAACAAAATAGTTTAATGTCAATTCTTCAAGCAATTGCTGATAAAGTTAATGAAATTGATAATAAATCAACTCCTAAAGATAGAAAGACTTCTGCAATCCAATAAATAATTATTTATTATAATTTTTTAATTTTAATAAATATTTAAAGATGGAATTTCTAATTCATGTATAATGGGCTTAGGACTTTTAATTTTAGTTTCAGTTGGAAAAGAAAATATATATTTATCAGCTCAACCAGAAATAACATTTTTTAAAATAGCATATAAACGCCATACTAATTATTCTATAGAGCCTACACCACAATATTTTAAAACAACTCCAGATTTTGGTCGCAAATGTACTGTTAATATTGCTAAAAATGCTGATTTAATGGGGCAAACATATTTATATGTTGAATTACCTGATATTATTAGAGAAAATTCTCAGAAAAAATTTGCTTGGGTAAAAAAAATTGGTCTGGCATTAATTAATTATATTGAAATTGAAATTGGTGGAACAATCATAGATAGACATTATGGTGACTGGTTAAATATATGGAATGAAATGACAATAAGTATGGGACATAGAAAATCATATGATAAAATGATTGGTAATATCAAAGAATTATACGAATATTCAAATAATAAACAAACCCATAATTTATACATACCTCTTTCTTTTTGGTTTTGTCAAGATACTGGTTTATGCTTACCACTAATAGCTTTATCTCACCATGATATAAAAATTCATGTTGATTTTAATAATATAGAATCTTGTTACAAAATATCACCAAGTCATTATATAAATGTAACCAATAATTTTTGTATATTAGAACCAGGTGAACAGTTTTTTCAAATATATCAGAATGATAAAATTATAGGAGAATTTATTTATTTTGATCAATTAAATCAAAAAATATTTTATAATCCAATAAAGGGAAAGTTTAAAATACCAAATAATGATCAAGATACAAAATTAAAACTATTTGGAGAAAAGACTAAATTTGAACTTTTTATTAAATCAAATACATTAGTGGTAGAAGATGATAATTATTTTAAATTTATTAAACCATCATTAATTAAATCTTATTTGTTAGTTAGTTATATTTATTTAGATAATTTTGAAAGATATAATTTTTTAAATAATTCACACGAATACTTAATTCCTGTTATTCAAACTATTCCAGAACAATTAATTTCTTCAATTAATTCAATTTATAAAATACCATTTATAAATCCAATCAAGTTTATAGCTTGGAGATCAATATTAAAATCAAACATAGAAGCAAAAGATTTTTTTAATTACAGTACTTTTCCTAATACAAATAAAGATTATCTCATAATCAACAATTCATTATTAATAAATTCAATAAAAAGAATGGAATTGGATTCTAACCAATATTATACAAATATACCAATTTATCAATCAAAAATAATGAATAAACAATTTGGTGTTTATTATTATTCATTTGGTTTGAATCCAATAGAACTTCAACCATCTGGAACTATGAATTTTAGTAAAGTAGATGATAGTTATTTGCAATTTAAAATGAATCCAATTGTTAATTATCAAAATCCTGTTATTGTCAGATGTTATGGTATACAATATAATTTATTTAGAGTATCTCATGGAATTGGTGGATTGGGTTTTAATATTTAGTCTATCCAAGCTGTTGATGCTAAACCACTCATTATTCTCAATATATTATATTCTTTAATACATGTATTTAAATTATATGATCCATATTTTGAGAATGCTTCTTGGTTAGATTTTACAGTTAATTCTATATTAAAAAAATGTGAAAAATTTAAATGACCTGAATTTTGATCTTCTAATGGATATAGTGAAAATGTATATGAATAAAATCCAGTAGGTGTACTATTTTTAAATTTTTTGTAAGGTATAACATCAGAGAAATATCTATAATCTCTTTCAGCAAATAAATTAGTACCATCAACTTTAATAACCATTGATTCAACAGGTGATATTTCATTAACTATCTTTTTATTTGAATATAAATATTTTAAATATATTGATAGAAGATAATCTAATTTTCCTCCTAATTGTTGATCACCATTATAATATTCATTCCAGATGTCAACAATGTAAAAAATTTGGTAAAAATATAAATATCTCAATAATTCTTTATCATAAATAGACCAATTACTAAATTGATTAATTAATCTTTTAATATCATAATATGGATATGTATTCATTAAGTTAGAATCATTTAATTGATTAATAGTAAGATTAAAATATATATTAAGGTTATTAGTTATGAAATCAATCCAATCTATTTCTAAGTTATATTTTTGTTGATCTGTAGATGTATAAATTTTATTATTTTTAATCCATTCATTATAATAATTTAAAGCATTTAAATATTTAGAATATCGCATATCATAATTTGTAATAACTTCAGGATAATAAGATATATCTGTATAATTAACTGGTTTAGATATAAAATGAATATCTTTTATTAATCCACTTAATTTTAATGATTTGGTATCAGAAACAGGATTATTAATAAAATTAATTGGTGATTTAATAAATCTCTCAATCATGTATTCGTGACTTAATGATCCAAACAATTTTCTTTCAAGAGTATCGAGTAATATAAAATCTGTATTTAAATATATTGTCATTTCTGGATTATCTTTTAAAATTTCTATTCCTTGATTTCTATATCTAAATTTAGCATTATTTAAATCATTAGTAACAGCATTTTTAATATCATTTAATTTATAAACTAATCTAATTTGAGTATGTGGTAAGGCAATTATTGGTATTGATAAACCTGGTTTGTTGGTAAACCAAAAAATTAATGGAATATAACATTGCCATTTTTCTTCATTAGTTTTTCGAATTTTAGTTATAGTATTTGATTTCTTTCTTCTTTCATCACTATAATATAAAAAATAATTTATTAAAAATACATCCTCATTTAATTCTTCCATTAATTGATCATTAAAAAATATTCTAATATACTCAAACATTTTATGAACTGGTTTCCAATTAATATTTTCATAAGTTATAATTTCTTCTGATTTAAATGAATAATTTTTTTGCATTTCTTTATTTATTATAAACTTATTTTCATTAAAAATATTTGTTAATATGTATGGTATGTATGATACTAAATAAAATTTACTTGGTTTTTGTATTAAATCAGATGAGTTAAAATATGGTTTCATATTATCTTTTACCAATAAAAATATTTCATTTGATTGTGTTTGTTCGTAATAATCTACTAAATTAAATGATGTTTGATATTCTTCTAGTTTTAAAATTTGTTTATCAACTAAATCAGCTAATCTATATGTATAAATAATTTGATTAGACAAGTCTAATTTTATATCTACTGTAAATATTAAATTAATAAATCCATCTGAATCAAAAAATCTGTCAAATAATTTTCCATTAATTTGACTACCGGATTTAAATAAATAAATAACTTCATCACAAACTCCACCTTCATAGCCTAATAAATTATTTTTTGATAAATCAAAAGTAGTAATTTTATACATATAGTTACCAAATTCTTTACCTGTTCCTGAATAAGGTTGAGTATAAAATAAAACATTATTTTTATATTGATATGGATAATCAATAGTCATTTTAGCTTTTCTGTTATTAATAGGCTTGGTAACTGATGTTGTTCCTATAAAATATTGAAAGAAATTAGCATCACCATTAATTAAATCATGTGTCCAACTGAATGATACTTGTAAATTATTTTCATTAACTTCTTTAACAATAGTAGATTTATCGATTGTATGCTCTTGACCTGGATTACCAAACTGATAATAGTATTCACCATTAAATTTAAAAACAAAATCCTTTGATATAGTAATTTTAATAGTTTGATTTTCTAAATCTACATTGTAATTTTCTATTATCCATGAATTTTTTTGAATAAAATAAATATTTTTTAAATAAGTTGTTTGGTAATTTTTTTTAACTGAAAATATAGTTTGATTTTTTTCTTTGTTCTGTTTTATAAAAATAGAAGTTTTATCTAATTTATTTGATGTTGGTTCAAATATTTCATTAATAGCATCAATTTCATCATGGTCTGTTAAATTAGTACTATCGTTATTGTATAAAAATATTTTAGTATCAGTTGTTCTTTCAATATAATCTTCAAATCGATATAAATATTCATCATATAATTCAATATTATTAATTTTATTTGTAATTTCTTGATCAACTTTTTTAACTTGTTTAATTTTATCAAAATTTTTTAAATTATAGTGTACAATGTTATTATAGTCGTCATTAGTAAAATTAAAAATAATTTTTCCATCTCCATATGTATTTATTTTAATAGGTTTGAAACTAATTTTATTTGTACTATTATAGATTTCATATTCAAATGGTATAATTATATTATCATTTACTGGTCTATTTTTAGAATCTGTAATTAAAGGTTCGGTTTTAAAATCTATCATAATTTCTTTCATATTTTTAATTTCTATTAAATTAACCATAGTTATAATATTAATGTCATATTCTGTACTTTTAATGTTTATTCCTTCAATAAAATATCCCATACCATCATTTTGTAGAATGTAAATATTAGATTTTGTTTTAACTACTGTTTTATCTTCAATAAAAACAAATTTATTTGAATAAAAATACAAATATTGTTTATTGTTAATAATTTCAACATATTTAATACCAATACTATTTCTCAATTCAAATGAATCATTAATATTAATTTCATTTAATAAATTTTTTTCATCATTGGTATATGGAACTAAAATATTAATATAATTAGTGTTATTAATTGATAAAATAGGTAAATTGTAACTTCTATAATAGATTTGATCAATTTTATTTACATTGATATTATTATTAAACTTTATTATATAACTAGTTCCTAAAATTGTAATTTCTTGTATTGAAAATTCATTATTTTGTTTAACAGTAATAAAATCTGTAGATTTAATATTGTAACTAGAATAAAACCTTAATTGATCTGTATAAATTTCTGGATTATTAATCATAATATCTTCTGTAATTTTTTCACCATTTAAAAAATCTATGGAGTATGTTTTATTAGGAATAATTTCACTGCCTTTAAAATTTATTAAATATGGATATATTTCATCAGTTAATAACTTGTATGTTGGCATTAAATTAATAAAAATATTTGGGTCATATTTAGTTAAATTAGATATTATAAATTCTCTTAAATAAGTAAAATTATTAAATATATTATTTGAATAAATACCTGTAAGACTAAATGTAATATTGTTATTATAATTAATACTTGATAATATGTTATTGATATAATCAATGTTGTATTTTAATTCCATTTTATCAGAAAATTCTTTATTTAACTTATTAATATTAGTGTTATTACAATATTTTTCCCACATTTTATTTATTATGAATTTTAATGGATTATTGTAAAAATATTCAGGTGTATCAATGAAAGGTTTATTAAAATAATTAATTAATTCAATTAATTGTTGACCTATTTCTACCAAATATCTACATAATTTATGAATTGAAACTCCAAAGAATCTCGTATTAATGTTATTATCTGTTATTTTATTGATCCAATTATTAATTTGAACATTAATTTTATCGTAAGAATCAGCTGATCTATAAACTGTATTTTCTACTTGATCGTATGTAAATTCATTTGTTATGTAACTAGCTACTTCATTATTATATAATTCAACATTAAGATCATCATTGAATAAAATATTATTTCCATCAAAAGTTACAGCAAATTTCATATTTAAAAAAGTATTTATATTAGTTTTTACATCTAGAAAAAAAGATGGATTATATAACCAATTAGTTAAATTATTTAATATATATGGTTCAATTTCATTTCTCATAATTAAAAAGTTAGTTTTTGATTTTTCATATTTAGTAACATTTTCTATAAATTTACTTAATTTATTGTATTCTTCTATTGTAATATATTTTCCAGTTAGATCACTCGAAATTAATAATTCTGTACCACTAAAAGATAATTTTCCATAATAACAAAAACCAGAAAGCTGATTTACTTTTTTTATTGAATTTAATAAAGACCAATTTTTCCATGGTTTTAAATAATTAAATACTGAAGAATCATCAATATAACTATTTGCTAACAATTTAGTTTTCATTTGTTTAACATCATTAAATAATATATTTGAATCAAGAATTAAACTTGTATCAATTTTATTTTCAACATATAATTTAGATGTATAATAATCATTACTTATTTCTGTTTTATCATTATCAATAACATCTTTAACAGAAATTGTTCTATTATTTGGATTTATAAATTCAATCAATAAATTATTTTTATCTATATAATATGTTTGATTGGTTTGTAATGTAAATAAATTGGAATTGTCTAATGTTTTATAAAAATATATTGGTTTCGATGAACTAATTTTTGATACAATCATATTCAAAGTAAAATTTTCAACATCTAAAACGTTAGAATTTACAAGTTTTTCTAATGATTTATCATTTATTAATTTAGTTGTTTTTAAATTTTTGTTTTTGGTAGTACTAACTAAATAATTATCTAATTTGGTATAAATAATTTTAAGATCATTTGATAAATAATTATTAGAAATAAATGAATATTCTTGATTGTTATTTTCAACTGTTAATTTACAACTATTTGTTAATTTTTCATCAGTATAAATGTATTTAAAAATTTGATTAATACCATCACCTAATTCCTTAAATTTGTATTTATATGTAGTTATATTATTGGTGGTTAAAATCTCAGGTGTATCATATAAATTAATGTTATATTTCTGAATTATTTCAACTTGTTTTTCATTGATTTCAACCAAATTTCTTGATTCTGTTATCAATAATGGTGAATAAGTGAATTCTTGATGATTATTTATTTTCATATTAAAAACTCTGTTAACTATTGTATCATTATCAGATGATGTAAATTTAGTGTAAATTTTGAGTTTATTAGGATATATTATTTTTGCTAAATGTATATTTTCACCACCTTCTATTTTTTCTATAATTAAATGATATGATCCAATTAATGTATCAAAATTATTAATTCTTCCATCTGAATTAATTTGTTTATACTTGTAAAAATATATACTAGTATATCCATCTAATTTATTTATATTATTAATTCTTTCATTATATTCTATAGATTTACCATATTCAAATACAATAGAGTTATAATTACGTATTTTTTCAATAAATATTAGTTCATCATTTTTAAGAATATATCTAATTACTTCAATTTGTTTAAAAGTATTATTATAATCAACTGCATCATTTAATTCTTTGTAATTATCAATTTGAATTCCAAAATTATATTTTATCTTGAGTTGAGAATATAAATTTACATTATTTGGTTTTTTAGGTGAGAATATAATATCTATTTCTTGATCTTGTAAAAGTGTATAAGGTATATCATTTAATAAATAAAAAACAACTAATGGATCATCATCATAAGTTATAATAGACTTGATATAATTATAAGTACCACTAATTTTAATAGGTTGTAAAAAATAAAAAATATTAGTATTAATTTTTAATTCATTTTTATTAAAATAAAATCTTATAACTCCAAAAGATTCGTCATATTTTAATTTTAATTTACAAGGATAATTTTCATCAATATGATATTCACCTTTATTTGGTATATCAAATACATTTTCAAATTGTGACCAATAATCTGTTTCCCATATTCTTACTTTTCTAAAACCAGGTAAAAAGGTACTATCGACATTAATTTTATTATTTCTAACTACAAACAAATTATTATCTAATGAAAATATTTTACCATGTTCATTTGTTTTAATATATTGATTTTCAAAGTATGGTATTTGGAGAAAAGAACTTATTTTATAATATTTGTTTTGTTGAATTACTCTATTATTCTGTTCATCTTTTACATATAATATGTCATGAATATAACTCATTGTATAATCTATTTCATATTTTTCATATTTATTTAATGTTCCATCTATTTCAGCATAATAATCTTCATATTTAATATTATAATTACCATTAACAGTTTTCCATTCAATATTAGTACCAATGTATAATTTATTATTATCTATTAAATAAGTTCCTTCATTAATTGGATCATTTAGTTGATATTCATACCATCCACTTTCAATACCTTTATATAATTTATTGTTTTCAAATATATATGTGTTAATTTGAACAGGATTAGATGTAGTTAAATTATTATTAGCAATTATAGGAATAATGTAATCAAATATTATAGATTGATTATCAGGAATAATTTCAGATAAAATATTACCATTTGAATCAAAGTTGATGTATTTATTCTTAAATGGTTGATACGGTAATCTAAAATTCAATAGTAAATTATCACTTTCATACAAGTCTTTATCCAAAATTATTTCTCCATCTTTAATATCTTTTATTTCATAAATAGTTCGATAATCATCAATAATTTTATCTAAAACTTTTAATTTTACAAAATTATCTAGTTGATATAATTTATTTTGATTATGTAATAATTTAATATTTAAATATGATTCATTTAAAATATTAATATCTTTTTCATATTCTAACCATCCTCCATTTTTAATAAATACCTTTGACATTATATTTGAATAATAAAATTCACCATAAGAATCATCATTATAACCACTATGAGATTTATATGTATTAATATCATCATAATTAAAATCTGGTATGATCTTATTATTTTTACTCAAATAATTACCAATAGTATAATATCCATAATATTCATATATTAAACCTTTACCTGTCCTTATTAATTTTAAGTCATAATTATCAGTAAATACATTAAAGCCTTCAACATAAAAATAATTATCATCAATAATAATAATTTCACCCATTTCAAGATATAATTTATCGCAATAATTTATTGAATATAAAGTATCATCTTTTAAAGATGATGGATAAATTTTAATATGATTACTTACAAACTGTGGTAAACTAGTTGTATAATAAATAGATAATGAATTTTTAGTAAAATATGATGTGTATTTATCAAGTTCAGATTTTAAAAATACAGTTAAAGTCTTCAATTCCTTATCATCATTCCATATTAAAATATAAACCATAATTTTATCATATAAATTTTGGTATTGTTTTGTATTTATATTTTTTAAAACATTAACACTTAGTTTTTCAATACTAGGTTTGTTATTATTAATGTAATTATAATTTAATTTTTTAATTTTGTGTTTTAAATTTTTATTTTCATGTCTAGTATCTGTATAATATTTAAATGCAATATCTTTTTCTAATTCATAATCTTTTATTAATAAATTATCAATATCTTGTTCAAAAATATCAGGGTAAGAGCCTGTTAGTATATGATTTTTACCAAAGTTATTAATTATTTTATTACTATATGGTTGATATATACCAATTTTTGGATCAGATGTAGAATCTACATTAATTTTTAAATATTCTTCAATTAAATTTATTGATTTAGTAAAAAATGTCCAAAATATTATTATATTTGTATATCCAGTTGATATATTTTTTAATTCTAGTTTCCAAAAATGAAAGAAATTAACTTGATTATTCAATTTATTATTATAAATATCATAACCAGATTTTATTTTTAAAATTTTTGTAGTTGGATTAAATTCTAAATATGGTGATAATGATTTTATTTCATAACCATCGTAACTATCAAAAAATTTACCTATAATTAAATCGTCATTTATTATTATTTTTGTATCATTTACATTTGTAGTAATAATTTTATCATAATTAATTGGTATAAGTGAATTATCATATTTAGTACCAGTAACATCATTTGGATCAATTATACTATAATCATCAGATTCATCAATATTAAAATATACTTTCAGATTTGGGAAAATTACTTTTTCTTCTTTTTTAAAAAATATCGGGTATTTTAAAAATAATATTGGATCTGTTTTAGATTTTAAAAATAAAGTTACTAAAAATAAATTATCACCATCAAGACCTATTGAAATTTCATTTAAATATTTAACATCATAAATTGTTTTCAAATAAAATGAGTTATATGTCATACCATTATAAAATTCTATTTTATTTTCTAGTATATTCAAACTATTTTTAATTTGATTAATAAAACCATCTGAATCAATATTAAAATATTTATTATTATAATTTACTGAATCTGATATTATTTTAAAATCTCCCTCAAAAATTTGTTGCCAATTATTATCTTTATATTCCCATAATTGATTTTGAAAAATGTAATATATGTTTTGATTAAGTGGTGGTTCATCAATTGACTCAATAGTATTGGCGGTTTTTTTTGTAAATTGGTTCAAGTATATTTCAACATTCTTATTTTTGTAATCTAAATTATCTGATTTAATAAAGTAATTTCCATAAGTTATAATTTGCCATTCTGAATCTATTTTTTGATATAAATTATTATAATCAATTATATAGTCATTATTATTTCCCAAAGAATCATTTGTTGATGTTCCTTTATTCGCTGTAATTTGTTTCACTGATAACTGTAATTCTTTATTAATAAAATTTTCCTTCAAATATATAGTATCATAAATTTTTACTAATTGTTTAAAATTAGTATTAAATATATCATTGTTAATGATAAATATTTCACTGATATTAATAGTTTGATTTTGAGGTGCCTTCAAGTTATATTGAATATCAATATCATTAGGAATTATTGAATTACCTGTTTCAAAATAATAAATATAACTAGAACCATTGTATTTTATTAAATAGTATGAATAATCTTGTAAACTATTCAAATTTGTTATTTCACCATTTTGATTTATTGATATATTTTGATTTGAATGTCTAATAATTGGTAAATTTTTCATTGGTAAAATCCATATATTATAATTAGCACATGGGATTTGTTTATTCTTAATTTCATTTAATTTTAACATAAAATGTCTTTTTGTTAATATATTGGTATCAATTAATAAAATCCAATTATCATAATCAACATCTTTTAATTTTTTCGAAAAATCATAATCTTGATAATATGAATAAACTACTGAATTTTTTATTGTCATTGGTGTTAATAAATCTCTGGTAACTTTATTTTGATTAGGTTTTAACAATTGATTTGAAACAATGTTGATTTTTCCATCAGTTATTTTAACATATTTAGAATTATAATTTGAATTATTTGATGATAATAAATAGAAATCTGATTTAACTTTAACTAATTGAGATCCTATTTTTTGATATAATAAATTATTATCAATTACATATTGATTTTCAGATACTGTTTCTGTAATATTATTTGCAGTTATTTGATTGAAATTATTTACTACATTCATAATTCCATCCATATTGATATTAACAAATTTATTATTCCAAAAATTTATATTGGATTGAAATTTATAATAACCTCCTAATATTAATTTCCATTCTTTATATACACCGATATAAAGTTTATTATCAAAAATTATATAACTATTAGATATAACTTTACTGTTCCAGATGTTTCCTTCGTTAGCAGTAATTGAAATAAAGTCTATTTTTTTATAATTACTATCATATAATATTAAACTATTATATATTTGATTTAAAAGACCATTTGATTCAATTAAATAAAATCGATTATTATAATTATTATTTGTTGATTCTATTTTATATAATCCAGTTATTATTTGATTCCAATTACCTGTAAATTCAAACAATTTGTTTTGATAGATGTAGTAACCATTAGAAGTAGGTGATTCAATTATTGAAATAGTTTCTTCTGCTTGTATTTCTGTAAAATTTGTTAAATTAATTTGTACTTTTTTGTTATTAAAATCTAAGTTATTTGATTTAATTATAAAACTACCATTTATTACTAATTTCCATTTTGAATTAATTTTTTTAAACAAGTTGTTATTATCAATTATATAATCATCATCAGATCCAATGTCATTATTTGTTGAATCACCATTATTAGCAATAATTTTTTCAAAATCACTTTTATAATAACATTGAACTGAATTTTTAATAATTTGATTATCAAATATTGAACAATATTTATCATTAAACAAAAGATTATCTGAATTAATTAAATAGTTTCCAGGTGTAATAAAATCCCAATCATATTCATCACCATTTTTATAACTTTTGTATAAATTATTATTATATACTCTATATATCTCTTCGTTAACAGAATTTAAAAGTCCATTATTAGCTGTTATCTTAGTAAAATCATCCAAGTCACTTGAACTAAAAAAGATAAATATTTTATTAAATAAAAATGATTGATTTATCATATCTAAATCTTCATCAGTATAAGATGGATTAGTTTTATATGTATATTCTGGAGATGTTGTTTTTAAAATTTCATTAGAATAATAATATTTATTACCAAATTTAAAATAATTAAAATCAAAATTATTTATTTTTCCATCAAAATTATAATATTTAAATTGTTCAACTGTAATATTTTTAATTGATTGACTTTTTAAATTATTGGAATAAAATAGTTCATTAAAATCTGCTTCAATTTTATTTGGACTAATAATATATAAGAATGCATAATTAATTTTATTTTCTAAAACACCATTATAATAATTATTATTAATGTAAAATAAACATTCAATATTAATATTCTGTTGTATACCCCAATCAAAATTACCATTATTTTGTATTAAAATAACACGATTAATATAATTTGGATTATTACTATTAGTAATTATAAAATTAGATTGATCATTGCTTAAAATCCAATTATTTCCATCTGAATAATAAATTTTATTTTCTATTAAATGATGAAAATAATTATATTGATTTTCTGTGGCATTAGGTAACGAATTTCCATAATTTAATGTTATTTCTTCACAAGTATTCCAACTAATGTTAAATTTATAATAATATCCTTCTGTTTTTTCTAATTCTAAATATAAATTTGAATCTCCGAATTTAAGTTCATATGGATTTGAACAATACAATGAAGAGACCAAAAGTTTATTTTCTTTATCATTTTTACCTAAATAATATCTTCCTAAAGTATTATCAGCTGTACCTAAATATATTTTTTTATCATCTAATTGAAAATATTTTGTACCATTTGAAACAATATATTTATCGTCTAAATTAACTTCACTATTATTATCAATATGACATAATCCTAAATAATTAAATTTATCTGTTTTATATTCATTTCTATTTTCAAATTTAAATTTAGAATCATTAAAATTATTTTCTAAAATATTTTCATTAAATTCATTTGTTGTAATTGTTTTATCACTTGTTATACTAAAATTATTAATTGTTGTTAAATTATCGGTTTTAATATTAATTTTTGATATTTTAGTTTTTTCAATTATTGGATGTAACAAATTTATTTGATTATCAGTATTATTGTATTCGTAAAAATTATTGTATTTATGCTGGGTTATTTCATCAGTTGATAAAAATTGTTCTTGATAATTATTAGAATCTGAAATATTTAAATAATCTGAATTTTTATTGATGAATTCTATATGTTCACTAAAAAAAGAACTAACATTTTTTAAATAGTCTTTTAAATTTACTGATATTTTTTTGGTTGCATCATAATATTGATAAACTGGTGATATTACTTTAAACTTGGTTAAATTCACATCACTATCATATATGTTCAATTTAATATATTTTAAATCTTTAACCTCTATATTTTTTAATTCAAGTGCATAATGTGAATATTTTAAATAGTCTAAATTTGAATATGATAATAAGTCAATATTATATATTTTATCATTAAATGCATTTGATACTTTATTAATATTTTTTAAATTAAATAATATTTTTTTGGTAGTTGAACCAAATAAATTATTATAATCTAAAATTGTCTTAATACTAATAAATTCATTATTAATATTATCAATTAAATCAATTAATAATTTAAATTCAGGATTTGTAATAATTATATCATTAAATTTTTCTAATATTTGATCGACTAAAATATATGAATAATTGTTAGAGTTCAAAAAATTATCAGAAATATTAAATTCATCAAATGAAGGATTAAATGATTTTTGAATTATTTGTTCCTCTAAAGTTTCAACTATTAAATTGTTTTTTAAATCAACTGAATAATATTTTGAATCTGTTTTATTAAAAAACTGTTGAGAAGACAATGGTATGAGATATGATGAATTTTTATTATCAATGGTAATAATCGAAGATGAATTTATTTTAAATGGTATATTGTAAAAATAAGCATTAGTTGTTTGTAATGATTGTTTTAAAGTATTAGAATTATTAAAAGTATCAGGACCTTTATCATTAATTAACATTATAAATGGCTTATTAAATAGATAATCATTTAAATCAGAAATATTTTTTTCGTTTGCAAATCTTAAATCAGTTGAATGAGAAATAAATGAATGTAAATTAGGAGTTATTTCTGTATTTAATATTTTTAAAATATTATAAGAATTCATTTTATTATTTGTTAGAGGAATTGGAACGATTAATTTTTCATCAAGTTCATTATCAATATATTCATAGGAATTTAATGTACTTATTTCAAATTTTTTTAATAAGAAAAAATTATCTCCATTTATTTTAGTTCTATAAATATTTATATGTGTAACATTTGGATCATTGGATTCAGGAATAGTAATTTTAACTCTTCCTTTTGATGTTAACCATGATAAATTATTTGGTACAGTAATATTAATGACTGTTTCACTTCCTTTAATAGTTTCTTCTTGATCATTTGAAAATGTAATCGTATATTTATATGTACCTTGATTTAATTGAAAAATTTCTTCATCATTATAACTCTGCCAATCTAGATATTCATCTTTTAAAATCAATTGTCTGGTAAATTTATTAATTAGATGTGTATTTATTGGTTGTGTTATTCTTAGTTTAATATTTTGATACTCTAATTGTAATTCTTCATCTTTTTTTTTATCAATATACAAGTCGTTTTCAGTTTCTATTAAAATATCAAGTTGATAAAAAGTATTTTCATTTTTTTTAGTTCTGTAAATTTTCCAACTGTTAAATGTTTTATCAAATATTGGAGAAAATTCACTAATTTTTATCTGATCATTATTATTGATAATAATTGATATATCATTTGATGATAATGATTCTTGTTCAGTTATTGTATTGTAAAAACTTATTTTGTATTTATATAAACCATTTTCCATAGTATTTGATTCAATATAACTTAATTTAAAAGCAGGAGATTTAAAAGGAACATTTTTCTTATTTGGAAGTAATTTAATATTTTCTTGATATGTTTTACTATTTACTAACCAATAAAGATAATTTTTATCATATGATTCATTTAATACAATTGAACCAGTTGAATCCATAGTATAATTATTAGATTCTATTAACTTAAATTTATCTTTATTTTTATTAAAATTTATTACTTCTATATAAATATCTAAAATATTATCATAATTTTTTGGTAAAATAATATTTTCACCATTTAAATCCTTAACAATGTAAAAATTATCATTTTTAACCAAATTTACAATTTGTTTTGAAACTTGACTGTTATTTTCTGAAATATTTATATATTTAATTGATGAATCAATTGTATAATCAATACCTAGTTTATCATCAGTAATATCATCTATTAAAACGGTATTTTCATTATTATTTATTTCTTTTAATAAATAAAATTTATCACCATTAACTTTAGTTCTATAAATTCTTCGACCTATTACATTTAAATTGAGTGATATTGGAATTTCTTCTAACTTTATTAACTTGTTATTTTCAGTAATTGTAATTTTTACACTTTCTCCTAATAATGACTCTTCAGTTGAATTATAAAATGTTATTCTGTAAATATATGTACCAATATCAAGACTATAATTTGTTTTTGAATCTTCAACACTAGATTTTAAATAAATAGGAGGATTTATTTTATTATTTGGATCAATGTAATTAATTGTTAAAATTTTAAGATTGTTTTCATTATCTACAGAATTATCAATTGAAACTTCATATCCTGATTCTTCAATATTTAATAGTCTTATTTTATTATTGTTATATTTTGATAATAAATAATATTTTTTTACTTCAATATTTGGATAATTCATTGTTTCATTACTAAAACAAACAACAGGAATAAATGTTTCATAATTTACTTCCATTGTAATAACTAAATTGATTAATGATATTTTTTCTAAATTCAAATAATCTGTTAAATATATTTGTTTAGTAATTACCTTAACATCATTAAATACAAGATATATACTATTAAAATTTCTTTCATTAATTAATATTTTATATTCCATTGAAGACCATGAAAGTTCATTATTATCATATAATAATTTAATTTGACTATTTTCATCATAAAAATTATCGTATCTCAAATATAATTTATTAGTAGATAATTCTAATCTTATCTTTTTATAGTTATTTTTATCATAATTATCAGTTGGTTCCATAAGATATTGTGAATATTGATTTTCATCATACTGGTCAACTAAATATTGATAAGTGTATTTATTTGAAATATTTAATTTAACAAAATTATTATTTGAATTAATATTTGTAAAATCTGTTGTATTTAATGTATGTAAATTTATGTAATTGATATTTTCTTTTAATTTTAAAAAATCATTAATATTATAATTTAATGTTCCTATCCAACTATTTTTATAAAACATTTCATAGAATGAATTTGAAAATTCCTTAAAGTTATATAAATTAGTTAAATTCATAGAATAATAAAAAGTTAATAATCTTGAACCTCCATAATTAGTTAATCCTTCATTTTTATTTCCAAATGAACTATAATCTAAATATCTTTTATACAATCTATTTATGACACAATTTTTCCATAAAACAATCATAGATTTTAAACCAAGATCTAATTTTAAAAAATTAAATAAAACTTTAGATAATTCTTCAGCAACAACTCCATATATATTTTGAATATCAACTGGAGATAAATTTTTATTCTCTGTATTACTTAATTTATTTTGATCAGATATTAAATTTGGATAGTTTAGTAATTCATTTTTAAGTAATTCATCATAATTATTTTGCAAATAAAATTGTTTTACACAATTATCAGGATATCTATTGTTAATATATCCATTATTAAAATTAAGTTGATAATCAGGTATTAGTAAAAATCTGTCCATAAATATTTTCAAAGATGCGTATATGTTTTTTATTTTATATTTTCCATTAACCTCTATTTGTTTGAAAGTATCTTTAAAACTATCTTTATTTTTTTCTTCTATTTTAAAATAATTATTTATTAAAATTTCATATAACGGATTTTTTAATGAAGTTACTCCTAATGTTTCATTTAATATTTTATTAATATTTTCTTTCCATTCATTTTGAATATTTGTATCTTTCAAATTTACATTTAAATTTGGTAAATTTTCTTGATCAATTTCATATTTATTCCAAAAAGTATACAGTTCTGATGATGAATACAACATTTTTAATACAGATAATACTATTAATGAATTATATGTTACAATATTTTTCTTATAATCATTAAAATCATATAAATTATCTTCACAAAATTTTTTTGCTATATCAATGTCAAAATTTAAATTATTAGTGATATTTGAATATAAATGTTCAAAATATCTTTCTGTTTCTGTTTTAATTATAATTTCTTCGGATGAAATATTAGATGAAAAATCAAAATAATCCTGATTTTTGTAATAATTGTTTTTTAAATAATAAATATCGAACATTCTTTTTTTCAAAAATAAATTCAATTTATTATAAAAACTTTTGATTGTAATTAACTGATTTAACATATTGATATCATCAGTTTTACTCACCCAATCTATCCAAAATTGTTCAAAGAAATTAGAAGTAATTCGTAAAATGTTAATTATTGATGATTTATCATTGTCTTTTAGTTGATAATTAGTTACAAATTGATTTAAATCTGATGTACGAATATAATCTGGTAGTAAATTTGGTGTAAGTTCAATAGATTCAATTAAAGATTTAAATGATGTAAAAGATGATAACTTAAATAATTTTTCAGGTATTATATACCAAGAATCATTATTTTCTAAATAATAAATCAAACAGTATGAATTCATAAAAGTAACTGATAAATTACTAAAATCATATCCATTATCTGTTTTAGTTTGTTTGATAGTTTTTTTTACAATATCAAAATATGGTATTTCTATTCTAAAAATTTGATTATATAAAAGATCCCCATTTCTTTCAATAATCTTTGATGATTCTTTATTAAATTCAATTGTTCCAATATTTCTTTCATGTTGGCATAATGAAAAATTTGTATGCTGTCTATATATTGTTTTAAAAAAAGTAATTTCTGGATTTCCAATAATTGGTGAATCTTGGATACCAGTAGTTACTAATTGAATTAATCCTCCAGTCATTATTAGTTGAAAATAGAAAATATTCTTTAATTATATTTAATAAAAATATATCAAATATATATATAGTAATGAGTGATTATTCTCTTAAATTAATATTACTCCAAAATTGTGGTTATTCAATTGCAGCAAATGAATTAATACAATTACATAAAATACCTTCTCAAACTCAATGGATTACGCAATCTGAAAAAGAACAATATGTAAGTGATAAAATACAAACTTTTCCACAAATTTATTTAAATAAATTTAATTCAAAAGGTAACTTATTATTAGGAGGTTATACAGATCTTAAATCATTTATTGATACTTTTAAAGGATCAAAATTATCAGATTCTAATATAAATCAATTTATGAATAAATATAAATGGTCAAAAAAATCAACTCTTAGAATGATTCAATTAATTAATCTAATTTAAAAATATTTTTCCATTCTTAAAAATTCCGACGGGTTTGGAATTTAAATCGTATACTAAACCTTTTTCTTTTGCTTCATAATAATACTGTTTTCCACCAAAATTAACTTTGTCAAGTAGTTCTTCTTCTTCGATATCATTTCCCTTTAATGAGTCATCTTCAGACAAATTATTATATTCTTTAGATTTTAAATATTTATTCTTAATTTGACTAAAATCTAAACCTTCACCATTACAAACTGCTATTAACAATTTAACTTTCTCTTCAGATACATTTTTTTGATATTCTAATTTTATTTTTTTCATTTGTTGCTGAATTTTAGTATCAAGATCTGTTATTGATTCAACAAAAATATTATGAATTTCTTTTAATTCTTTAAGTTTTCTCATTAAATATAAATCTTTAAAAGAAGATACTAATATTTCAATTTTTTAATAATTTAGGTTTTGAGAATGAATCCAACAATACTTTTCTTTCTCTAAGGTTATATTCATGTATTCTGCATTTCTCTGGCAAATTATGCATTTCTCTTTTATTTTCACCGGTATCAAAATATTTTTGAAATGTTCTATATTCACTGGATTCTTGTTTATTAGTGACTCTAATATTTGTATCTTGTTTTCTACTACACTCTTCTCTAAGGTTGTATTTATTATTTTTTCTTGTGTTATTTGATCTAATAATACTTGTATATTTGAAATTATTACAGTTTTCTTCTGTGTCATTAATATTAGAATTTGTATTATTTTTAATTATTTTATTCAATTTTTCTTTATTATCTCCAATATTTATTTTAGTTTTAGATTGATCTATAATTAAATTATTTTTCCAATAAGAATCTATATAACTACTACCTAAATAGTTTTTATCTACATCTAACATATACTTATATTCTTAAATATTAGCATAATAATATTATAAATCAATTTTTATTGGTAAAATTTAGCAAGTAATAAAATTCCAACAAATATACAAGTTGAAAATAATAAAAAATTTCTTTTTCTTTGTTGTAATTCTATTTTAGCATAATTATTAAAAATAAAATTTTTTATAACATCTTTTGAATTTTCATTATTATTATCAAGTAATGGATTCAATTTATAATTAAAATATCCAATAATCTTTTTGGTGGTATCATCAGATTTTTCTTTACATAAAATATCATAAATTTGAATCCAAGATAAATTTAGTTTATTTTTCTGAAAATCTGATAAAATTAATTTACCATATAATTCAATATCTCTTGTAAAAGGAATACCCAAATAAAAATCTTTATTTGATAATTTATTAGGTAAATCTACTTGTAAATTAGGACAGACACGAGATTTTGATATATTAATATTTAATTTATACAATCCTAAAAAGTTAATTAAATCAGTAATTATTTTATTTGCATTCTGTTTTTTAAGAATTTTCATATGAATATCATCAACATAAATAGACATTATAAAATCTTCATAATTTTTATAATTATATTTTATAAACCATCTGAATAAAATTTCTTCAAGAACTAAAGTGAAAACTAAATTAGAACTTGGTAATCCTGTTGGTATTCCTTTTGAAATAGTAATCAAATTATTATTGTAATATAGTTTTCTATTCTTCATAATAGTCATATATTGATCTACTAATTCTTGTGCTTTTTCAGGAGATGTTTTTCTAGATAAATTAGTTTTTAAAAGTTGTTCTAATATATCCCATTCAAGAGAATCAAATGCTTTAGATATATCCAATAATACAACTGCATCAATTGATTTAGTATTTTCTACTGCAGTTTCTATAATTGATCCATTAAACGCTTTTACTAAATTGGCTTTATAAATATTTTTATCTGGTAGATTAGTACCACAACTATTTATCAAATCAATACACCACAAACGATCAATTATCTTAATTACATTATGATGATTTACTAAATATCTAAAATTTTCCGGTTTAGTGACATCTCCTGATTTATATTTAGGAAATATAGTACATTTTGAAATATCTTTCATTATATTCCTTCTATTTAAATCATCTGATACCTTAAAATTATAAACTTGATTAATTTCGTTATCTGTGACAGATTTTACAATTAAATTTACTTCTTTTTCTAATCCAATATTTTTATAAGCTCTAAAACCTATTTCTCGAATTTTATCCAAGTTTTCTTTAACATTCTTTTTAAAACTATTTTTATTATCTATACTTGTTGCTATTTTATTTAACTCTAATTCATCTAATTCTGAGTTTTCAGTTACTTGTTCAAATTCTTGTTCAGTTACTTGTTCAAACTCCTGTTCAGTTACTTGTTCAAACTCCTGTTCAGTTACTTGTTCAGTTACTTGTTCAGTTACTTGTTCAGTTACTTGTTCAGTTACTTGTTCAGTTACTTGTTCAGTTACTTGTTCAGTTACTTGTTCAGTTACTTGTTCAGTTACTTGTTCAAACTCCTGTTCAGTTACTTGTTCAGTTACTTGTTCAGTTACTTGTTCAGTTACTTGTTCAGTTACTTGTTCAGTTACTTGTTCAGTTACTTGTTCAGTTACTTGTTCA